TACTGCGGCTTACCGTGGTAACTACGCTGCATTGCGTGGTTTGATCTTCAGCCAAGACGCTGCTGCAACTGTTAAGTTGTTAGATTTAGGTGTCGAGTCTGAGTATCAGATTGAGCGTCAAGGTACGTTAATGGTTGCTAAGTACGCTATGGGTCATAACATCCTACGCCCTGCTTGCGCCATTTCTTTGAACGCTGTGTAGATCGTTCTAGTTCCAACTTAAAGGTGGGGAGATTAATTTCTCCCTGCCTTTTTTTTCATCTTTAAAAAGGGCTACCAATGACCCCCACAACAAAATTAGAAGCTATAAATACTGCACTAGCAACGATTGGTGAATCCCCCGTTAACTCATTAACTTCAGGTTTAATTGAAGCTAGTGCTGCTGAACAGACGCTAGATAACGTGAGTAGAGACTTTCAATCCCAAGGGTGGTCTTTTAACACTGATCTAACTTTTGAGCTTTCACCAGACGCATCCAATGAATTACATCTACCTGCTAACTGTTTGCATGTAGACACCATACATACTCGTATGTCTTCAGACACCGACCTTGTACAACGCGGCATGAAAATGTACGACCGCATAAAAAACACTTACGCCATTGGTGTAGCTGTAAAAGTTGACATAGTTGTGTTGTTAGATTTTGAAGAGATGCCCGAAACAGCTAGACGCTACATATCTATAAAAGCAGCGCGTGTTCTGCAAGACCGTCTACTAGGTTCAGAATCACTACATTCCTTTAACGCCCGTGACGAACTGGCAGCTTGGAATAGCGTGTTACAGAATGAATCTGACGTGCAGGACTTAAACATATTCGACAACTATGAGACTAATTATATAGCTCATTATTACAGGTAGGTGGTTTAACTATGTCTTTAGTATCGGGTTCAATTCCCAATCTCCTCAATGGTGTCTCACAGCAGCCTCCGAGCCTACGTCACCCAAGCCAAGCGGAAGTACAAGAGAACGGATTATCTTCAGTTACAAGAGGATTGGAAAAGCGGCCTTGTACTGAACACGTAGCTAAACTTACTAGCAGCCTTGCAGGTACTACCGCATTTCTACACCCTATTAAATATTCAAGTACGGAAGATTATACAGCCGTATTTACTACTTCAGGTATTAAGGTATTCGACCAAGCAGGTACAGAACGTACCGTAAAAGATAGCGCAGGTAATGCACTTACAAGTCTTCCAGCATATCTAACTGGTGTTTCAGACTTTCACGCTAATATTAATGCAGTATCGGTTGGTGATACTACTTTTGTGGTTAATAAATCTAAGGTTGTGGCCCTTGATTCATATACTGCCACAGCACGTCCTAACGAAGCTATGTTTTATGTACGACAAGCTGACTACGGACTGACTTATACAATTACAGTGGGTAGTGCCACAGCTACCTACACCACTCCTGATGGTTCATCTTCTGCACACTCTGCTCAAATTGGAACAGACTATATAGCCACTCAGCTATTTAATAATTTATCTATTTCTTCTCCATTTGTTAAGGAGAAAATAGGCTCAGTAATATACGTCAAGAACGCCAGTGCTGACTTTACAATCACATCTAGTGATGGTGCAGGTGACAGATTCCTTTACTCGTTCAAAGGACAAACTATCGACTTCAAGAACCTACCTCGCAAGGGTAAGGTCGGCTTTAGAATTAAAGTAGCAGGTAGTAACGAGAAGAAGCAAGATGACCATTACGTACACCTTACTCAAGGTGATAACACGAACAATGAGTTGATCTGGAAGGAAACTGTAGGCGGCTTTGGTGCAGATAGTGCTGCACTAAAGAACCGCATCAATCAGCTAACTATGCCTCACCAACTTAAAAAAGAGGTAGATGGTACGTTTACTTTTGCACCTCTGACATGGGATGACCGAGAGGCGGGAGATGAGGACACTAACCCTGTACCTTCATTTATAGGTTATAAGATTAATGACATATTCTTTCACCGTAACCGTTTAGGTTTTCTTGCAGATGAGAATGTTATCTTCAGCGAAGCGGGAGAGTTTTACAACTTCTTCCCTAAGACTGTCTTGACAGTTTTGGATTCTAATCCGATAGACGTGGCTGTATCTAACAACCAAATCTCTATTTTAAAACACGCAATACCATTTAACGAATCCTTGTTAATCTTCTCTGACTTGACTCAGTTCATGTTGACTGCTTCAGAACTATTAACACCTGACACAGTACATATAGATGTATCAACTAACTTTGAGGCAAACTTAAAGGCCAAACCAGTAGGTGCAGGACGGTATGTGTTCTTTGGGTTCTCTAAAGGTAAGTGGTCGGGTATTCGTGAGTATTACGTGGAACAGTCCTCAGAAACCAATGACGCTGCCGATGTATCTGCTCACGTCCCAAACTACATTGAAGGTAACATCCGAAGTCTTGCAGCTTCTTCTAACGAAGATATGTTGTTGGTACTTACAGATGACAAACCTAACTCAGTATTTGTTTACCGCTATTACTGGCGGGGTGAGGAAAAGCTACAAAGTGCTTGGTCTGAGTGGAAGTTTTCAGGAGTAGTACGCTCTACAGCATTTAACGGCTCAGTCATTAAGTTGGTGATTGAATACAGTGATGGTCTGTACTTAGAAAACTTAAGTCTAGCTAACGACAGTGCAAGCGGTGAAATGGTCTATACCTCTACACTGGGTAACTATGCAGGTGGTGCGGTTTTATTAGACAGGCGTTATAAAATCGCAAGCAGCACTTTGCCTTACACAGACAGTAGCACCATATTTGTTAACAACACTGGCTCTGTACGCTCACAGTCAGATGCCTTGGCAGACTATGCAGGTGGTGCCGTTATATATGCGGGTATCCCGTACACCTTTAAATATAAGTTCAGTGAGCAAATATTAAAGCAAGACAGTAAAGCAGTAACTACTAATAATCTTCAGATCAGAACCTTCCATATAACTTACAACGACACAGCCTACTTTAAGGTTGAGAGCGCACCTACAGCACGTCCAGTGGCTATTAGGGAGTTTAATGGCAGAATTATCGGTGGCTTAAATAACCTATTAGGCCAAGCTAACCTTGATGAAGGTACATATCGTGTCCCAGTAAACTCAAACTCTAAGTATGTCAATGTGACAATTACTTCAGACAGTTACTTGCCATGTGTGTTCCAAAGTGCTGAGTACGAAGGTTTTCTAACACAAAGAACCTCAAGGATTTAATACGTATGGCCCACTACCGAAAGGCTACAGAAAAGGATGTTCAAGAACTTTCAGAAAAGATGCGTGAGGCAGATGCTATTGAAGTAATGGCCTCAAATGGCTTAACGCCTTTAGAAGCCTTAACACAAGGTTTTGAATTATCTGAAAGTCTTGCAATCATCCACAAAGATGAACTCATAGGTATGTTTGGTGTAGCAAAAATTGGGGATGATATTGGTTCCCCTTGGATGCTAGGCTCCGACAAAATACCAGAGATAAAGAAAGACCTTTTAACACAAGCCCTAGATTGGGTAGTGGAAACCAACAAGCAGTACCCCCTTCTCGTTAATTATGTAGATGCCCGTAATAAGGTAGCAATCAGATGGTTAAAGTATTTAGGTTTTAACTTCGTTAGAAAAATACCTTATCACGGGACAGGGCGTGTACCTTTTTATGAATTTGTAAGGATTGATGCCAATGTGTGACCCCGCGACAATAATGACTGCTATGACTTCCATTGTTGCAGCAGAAGAACAACAGCAACAAGCCAAACGTAACGAGGCTTCGGCAAACTCTGCCTATCTAAATGACGTGCGGCAACTTAACTTAAGGCAACGTGAGGAACAAGAAGCTGAGTCCCAACGTGGGATGGAAGCAGACATTCAAAGCATGAAAGACTTGTCTACAGCTAGAACCGCTTCAGGTGAGTCTGGTGTATCTGGATTATCCGTAGACGCGCTCATGTCAGACATAATGCGCCAAAACTTGTTCGATGATAACAAAGCCGACTCTAACCTTTTATCTACCGAAGCGCAGATAGCGCAACAGAAAAAAGGGGCAGAGTCGGGGCGGCAATCCCGTATCAACTCAGTACCATATCCAAGCTTTGCAGCTACTGCCCTTCAGATTGGCGGTGCTGCCTATGAAGGTGGCTATTTTAAGGGAACAGACCCTTACAAAGCCCGTATAGCTAAAATAACATAAGGAGTTTTCGCTGTGGCGAGACAACGTGTACAGACCAAATATGCAGCTAATCAGGTGCGCCTGACCCCTCAAGCATCCCCAGTAAGTACCTATGTACAACCTGCACGTAACGACCAGATTAGTAAGGCGTTAGATGCAGTAACTGGCAGTGTGAGTAGAGTAGCGGCTAAAGCAGATAGAGCCAAAGAACAATCTAAGTCTGCTGAGTTTCAAATACAAAAGTTAATGGCTGTGGAATCGGCTTACAACGATGGACAGTTAGGTGATTGGGCAACAGTTAGTAAAGGACTTTCTTTAGCTAACGACCCTCAGTACGGCCCTGCATTACAGGTAGCGTACAACCAAAAAGTAGGAGCAGAAGCGGGTCTTTCTGTGCAGTCTGAAATGTTTAAGTGGGACAGTGAAAACCCTAACTTAAGACAGAGTGACCCAGTAGCCTACAGCGAACAATTAGATGCGTTTACAAAACAATTACTAACACAACACTTAGGGCCAGATTCCATAGACTCTGTTGGTTATCAATCTGCTATCCGTACTCAAGTAAATGCTGCACAGAATCAACTTAAGAGCCAACAAGTAGCTGAGTACAAGAATGTACAAGCGCAGGTTCCTTTAGACAACTACTTTACTCAGTTAGGAGCAAATGTAAATGTTGCTCACGTAGCGACAGCAGGACTTACTAATGCAGAACGCACAGCTAAGATTGGTGAGGCTGTGTCTCAAACTCTACAAGCAACCTTTGGAACCAACACTATACCCCCAAAGGAACTTAATGCAGCTACAACTGATTTTCTAATTACACTAGCAAGTGAAAACAAAAGTTTAGACCTACTAGATATTGCAAAGACAATTAGCACTGGTAACGGTGGCTTTTTATATGGCATACAGAGTGAAAAGAAAAAGCTTATTGCTGCTGAAAGAACAATAGCAAGTCTCTTAAGTAGTGAAGAGGCAGTCGCTTACGCAAAGAAACAACGTGCAACAGCAGCAGCCAAAGATGACTACCTAGAAGCTGCCTTTCAGTATTACAGCATACACAATGACTTTGAAGATTTTGAAGGCACAGAGTCTAGTCAGGGTTTAGGTGCTTTTGACATTAATTCTATCCAAAAAAGAATTGCTGATTTTAAAGAAAGCCCAACGCTTACTAAAAGTGATTACGATGTTTACTACAACCAGTTCAGTAGTGTTACTGAGTTAACTGGAGATAGAGCAGCAGAAATGCTTGAGAAAATGAACATTGGGAGTATGGCAGAGTACCGTTTAGCTAAGTCAGCAATGGGTGACGTTATGAACAAACGTGGTTCAGTGTTTACTGGAGAATCATACAAATCTGCTCAAGCTATTCTTGATAAAAAGTATGGCATTGACCCTCAAAAAAACATGAGTATCTCTAGTATTAGTGTTGCAGCTAGAGATGAATACAACAGATCAACGGCTGACTTCAGGGCGAGAGTAACATCTTATGTTGTAAATCAAAAATCTCTAGATAAAGCCCTAGAAGCAATAGGTGAAGGTGTATTAGCGGGTAGGTCTTTGCACCTACTTCCAGCAGATGTGAAATACGAGCTATATACAAAAGATGCAGACACTGCTTTTAATGCACACTTTAAGCCTATAAATAGCAAACTAGGTATCCCACAAGCAGTAAATAACGTAACGCAAGTAGGCCAACAAGTAACTATTGGCGGTAAAGTAATAACTGTTACACAAAAAGCATCGAAATAGGAGGCAGACAGATGGAATACGAATATGATTTTGGAGGTGTTACTCACACCACAAGTAAACTACTAACCAACCAAGAGATTGAGTCTGCGCTACTTCAGTACGAAAACTCAGGTGTTTTAGACCCTGAAGCTCAAAGGCAAGAACAGCAGTCTTACCACATGAACGCTCAAAACAAAGGTCTTCTTGAAGCTTACCGCATGGTACATAACAGGGAGAATGAAACAGCTTTTGAGGGTACGGATGCCGAACTAACTGACGCATACTACGAAAGAATGAGGCACTTTGAGGGTAGCTTTGACGAATTAGGTGTACTTATGTACCGCTTAAACGGTGACTACTATTCTGAGGAAGAAAAAGGTGCCCTTGGAGCTATGTGGCATAACTGGGAAAAAACAGTACCCTTCTATAGCGACAAAGATCAGTTTTGGAAAGGCATAGGGGATTATGCAGAAGCATCACTTACCGATTTAACAGGTACATACGCACCATTAGCCGCTTCAGTTGCAACTCTAGGTTTTGGGGCACCTGCTGCTATAGCAACCAGTAAAGCAGGTCAAGAAGCAGCAAAAGCTGCCGTAAAATGGAAATTAACTAAATACTTAGGCAACCACTTTTTACAAGGTGTTAAGCAAGCTGCTCCTTGGGCACTGGGAAATAGTTTAGCCCTGCAAGATGTAAAAACCGACTTAGGTGTGATTGACGGTACTACGCTAGAGCAGACGGCTATGGACGTTACCATTGGTAGTTTTGTTAATGGTTCACTTGCAACAGGATTTGGAGGTGGTAAGGCAGCTTTAAGTGCAATGGGTACGAAAGCAGTTGACCCTACTGCGCCTAAGACAAAAGCACCTAAAGGCCCAAAAGCTACCCCTCTGACACCTGAAGGTGAAGCGCAGACCTTTGAAGCAGCCTCTAAGTTTATGGACGATATGGCAGACCCTTCAGTAAAGAATCAAGAACGTATAGATAGCAGAAATGCTTTTCTTGACTCTGTGGCTGAAGCTACATTGGAGAACATACAAAAAAACTCTAAGTCAGGGCAGCGTATTACTCAACCACAGGCTAGGCAAAACGCTTTAGACCGTCTTACTGAGCTAGGTGTAAAAGAATTTACCCCCGTAGAAATCTTAGGAAAGCTTAAAGACCTTCCTGAATCTCACGGTAACTTTTCTAGCTTTGCAGCCTTGGCTGTAGACATTGAAACAAGCCTGTACAACAGTTGGGCTAAGTCTTATAAAGAAGGGGGGCCACAATCTATGACTGCCTTTTCTTTATACAATGATGCTGTAGGTGTAGCTTCAAAATACTCAGGGGAAGCTGCAAGAGCACTCAACTATCAGAAAGCTAGAGCGCGTCTTAAACCTAACGAACTAGCTGAAGTTCTGGACAGTATGGCAGGTACGCATACTGCTGCCGAGGCTAAAGCTGCTTTTGAAGCATTAAGTAATGCAAAATGGGGTACTGAGCGAACTGGGGCACAACGAGCCTTGGGCGTAGCAGAGTCGGCAGTAGATGTTATTAGTGAGTTACGTACTTACAACTTACTTTCTGCTGCTTCAACTATGACTGTAAACACTGTTTCTGGTTACATACACATGAACCAACTGTGGCTACAGAAGTCTTTAGGAGGTCTTACTAGCTTAAATGGTCGTGAGTTATCCGAAGGTCTACTTCAAGGTATAAACGTACACCGTAACTTGCTCCAAACACTTCCTTACATGGTTCGCGCTATGAACTCATCTAAAGGCTATATAGATCAGGCACGTTCTTCAGTAGAGCTTGGAGACAGGGGTAACGACATAGCAGTTGGCAGCCGAGATATGCAGATATTTGGAGGCGGTGAGAACGGCATAGCAAAGCAAGAAGGTGAATCTACTGCTGAGTATGGAGTTAACATCCTTGGCAACATCTGGAGAGCATTAGGTAAACGAGGTATTGCTGGAACTGATGAGTGGATTAAACATGCACAGTTTAGGACTGAACTACAAAACTTAGTCACTGCTAATTTACAAAAGACTGAAAAACTTAGCTTCGGACAAGCGTATGTTAAGTCTGAAAGCATAGTTAATAAACTTACAAAACAGCAGCTAGACAATTCCATGAACGGCACTATGTCTCGTAACCCTTTAATAGCACAAGCACTAATAAGTGCCCGTGAGGTTGCCTTTCAAAACGGATTTAGAGATGACCCCGCAGGGGCTGTAGGCAAACTGGCTAATGACTTTATACACACAGGACAGATAGCAGGTAAGCAGGTTGCACCTATATTCTTGACTAAGCTAGTTGGTAACGCTATTGCTCCTTTCGTGCGTACCCCTTCAAACATTTATAGCCATTTGGGTGAAATGACTCCAGTGCTACAGATGTTCAGTAAAACGATGAAGGATACGATGGAAGCAGGAGGCCCAAGGGCCAGAGAAATGGAGAATAAAATCCTATTCGGTTCTGTGCTTTGGGCTTCCGCAGCTACAATGTCTATGACAAATATGACTTCAAACTCTGGTTCAGCGAGTAAAGGACAACGTAATGTAGAAAAGTCAGTTAACGGCACTGGGTACGCTATCGTTCTTGATGACGGAACTCGTTACAACATACGAAAAGGCGACCCATACGCTAAACCTCTCCTAATTATGGCACGTATCAAAGATGTATTTGAGTACGGGGATGAAAAGGAACAGAGTGAATTAATAGGTTCGCTAGTAGTAGCAACTATTAAATCTATGGCAGAGATGCCTACGCTCACAGGTGCAGGGGATGTAATTGCTCTTTTAGATGAGCAGTCACCATCTGATGCAGTTACAAAGTTTGGAAATAACTATGCAACATCCTTTATGCCCTACACACGTATGATTAGAGAGTTGTTGGTAGAGTCGGGTAACGATGTACTAATACCTGAAGTGTTAGATTTGTACGATGTGCTACAACAGCCTCATGCTTTTAACATAAACGGTAGGCCAGACAATGTTAAACGGGATTCTATATTCGGTACTCCTGTAGTTCGTAACCCTTACGCTTTCACTCCCATGAGTGGCATTGAGGTAGCTAAAACGTCTAAAGACCCCGTTCTATTAGAGCTAAAACGTCTTCACATTGGAATAGAAGCACCCCCTAAAGCAATGGATGGGGTGGCTATGACTGACTACAAGGTAGATTTAAACTCTAACCAAAATGTCTATGACTTGTATCAAGAATTGGTAGGAACAGTGGTCAACAAAGAAAGTGGGCTAGACCTCTACGGAACTTTGGAAGCCATGTTTAAAACCAGTGACTACCAAATCAATATGAATGACGACTTGCTAACTTACGGTCGCAAGAGCCAAGGTCTTAAGACCAAAGCAGTAGAAGATGAATTAGCTCTTTTCAGACGCAAGTATGCTCTTGATGCTCTTAAGTTACGTCTAGGGCCACAGCATCCTTTTATTGTGGAACACTCTAGGGTCACTGGTCTTGACGCATTATCTGGTGCAGGTGCCAGCAAAGCAACGGCAGAACAATACTTTCCTTTTAATAAAGAACAGTAAGCCTTTACCTCACGCATCCTCAATCTAATTTTAATAAATAGGGCTAATACCTATGGCAAATAGCTATATTGAGTACACGGCAAATGGGAGTACAACTACTTTTTCCATTCCGTTTGCTTATACAAACCAAGCGGATGTTACTGTCTTTGTTGGCGGCACATCCACATCATTTACTTTTGCATCATCAAGCACCATTTCTTTATCTACCGCACCTACTAGTGGTGTTGTTGTTCGTATTGCGCGTACTACGCCTATTACTACACGCGCAGTGGACTTTAGCAACGGTGCTATTCTTACTGAAGCTGACCTTGATAACTCAAACATTCAGGTCTTTCAGGCGGCTCAAGAAGCCATAGATATTGCGGCATCATCCATCTTTAAAACAGCAGATGGTAAGTTCGACGCGCAGAGTCGAGTTATTAAGAATGTAGCTAACCCTGTTAACGCACAAGATGCTGTAACTAAGAACTGGGCAGAGACTGCTAGTACATCACAGGTAGGCATTGCGACTACTAAGGCTTCGGAGGCTAGTGCTTCAGCTACAGCTAGTGCTAACTCTGCAACGGCAGCTTCTTCTTCTGCATCTGGTTCTGGTAACTCAGCCACCGCAGCAGCTAATAGTGCAACTGCTGGTGCTGCATCTGCCTCAACTGCTTCTACCCAAGCCGCCCTTGCAACAACTAATGGAGCAGCACAGGTTGCCTTGGCAACTACCCAAGCTGGATTAGCAACAACTAATGGAGCAGCACAGGTTGCTTTGGCAACTACTCAGGCTGGATTGGCAACAACCAATGGAGCAGCACAAGTTGTCCTAGCGACTGCTCAAAAAACCATAGCGGTTACAAAGGCTTCTGAATCAGCAGCAAGTGCAACGGCCTCGGCTAACTCTGCAACAGCAAGTGCAAACTCAGCCACAGCAGCCGCTTCTAGTACGTCCACAGCAAATACAAAAGCATCAGAAGCCAGTACATCTGCCAGCAACGCAGCGTCTTCTTTAGCCTCCTTCACAGGGCAGTATGTATCTCAGTCAGGCGCACCAGCATCACCAAGCACAGGCGACCTTTGGTTCGATACCTCATCAAGCACGATGAAAGTGTATAACGGCTCCGCATTTGCCAATGCAGGTTCATCAGTCAATGGCGTAGAGAATGCAGTTCAGCATACAGCCACAGCAGGTCAGACAAGCTTTTCTGCTACTTATGATGCTGGTCATCTTCAAGTATTTTTAAATGGTATTCGTTTAGACACTGCCGATTACACGGCTACCAACGGCAATGCTGTTGTACTAGCCATAGCTGCGGCAGTCGGTGACGTAGTGTTTATCCAAGGCTTTGGCACATTTGTACTAGCTGATGTTTACACAAAGTCTGTGTCAGATGGTCGATTTAAAGCTATTGGAGCATTAGAAGGTGGGCCTAGCTTGGGAACCAACAGTATTCTTAGATACAACGCAAACACCATCAATGAAAACATTTCAGTCAGTAGTGGATTAAATGCGTTTAGTGCTGGCCCCATAACTATCGCAAATAATAAGACTGTCACAATAGCGAACAATGCAACGTGGAGCATAATTTAAATGTCTACATTAACAGTAAAAGAGTTATCCCATCCAGCAGGTGAGGTGATTAAGATTGCAGCAGGTAAGACCCTTGATTTGAAGTCACAGGGTACGACTACTTTACCCACAGGCTCAGTGTTGCAAGTTATAGAAGGTACTCCCTACACCGCTTTCGCAACTGCTTCAGTTACTATTCCCAGAGATGACACGATTCCTCAAAAAACTGAAGGAACAGAGTATGTAACAGTAGCAATAACGCCAACCAGTTCATCCAGTAAATTACATATTACAGCATCATCGGGCCAGACTAGTTCTGGAGCCGCAGCTTTTGTAACAATGGCATTATTTCAAGATTCCACTGCTAATGCTTTAGCAAGTTCTTACGCATATCACAGTGCCGCTAATTGGCCTCGTGACGCTACATTAAAATACGAAATGACTTCTGGGACAACCTCACAAACAACCTTTAGATTAAGAATTGGCCCCAGCACTAGCACTGCAAGCGTAAATGGCAATAGTTCGGCAAGGCAAATGGGCGGTACAACAGCCGTTAGACTGACAATTATGGAGATACAAGGCTAATGGCTTCTAAACTAAAAACAGACGTTCTTGAAACTGGCTCTGGCTCTGGCACGATAGCATTGAATAACCAGTTGAGTGGTATGACGAGTGCTAGTATGGCTAGTGGCTCAGTAATCCAAGTAGTTCAAGCTACAAGCACCACTAATCAAACCACCACTTCAAGTTCTTTTATTCAGTATTCTTCACTTACAGCAACAATTACACCAACCAGCACATCTAGCAAGATACTCATTAGCTCTACAGTAGAAGCCAATATTAGACTTAATGGCGGTCCTAATAGTGTCACTAAATGCTTAATTTACAGGGATAGTAGTGCTGTTTCACGAGAAATTGAAATGAGGGGGTATGACTATGGAGGCAGTGGATTGTATCTTGTTGGTCACATGCCAATAGAACACTTAGATGCCCCAAGCACAACAAGTGCCATAACTTATTCAATTTACTACAAAAATCATGCTGGTACAGATACTAATATTAGAAACGGCTCAATAACCCTCACAGAAATCAAAGGATAACTCACATGACCGATAAAGTCGCAGCATTACAAGCCCTCACTCCAGCAGCCCAGTGGGTCTTACGTGGAGATGAATTAGAATGGCTTGACGAAGTACAAACTCAACCAACAGACGCAGCAATCGCAGCTAAGATTGTTGAATTACAAGCAGCTTACGATGCAGCAGCATACGCCCGTGACCGCCAAGCAGCCTACCCAAGTATCCAAGATTGCATCCATGCCTTGCTTGATGGTGGTGATACCTTGACTGACCTACAGGCTTTGCGTACAGCAGTTAAAGCAGCCAATCCAAAGCCATAATAGGAGTAGATTATGACTACAACTATAACGGGTGCAACGGGCATTGATAACATCAAGGCAGCTACGGGTGCTGTGTTGCAGGTTGTTCAAGGTGTTTTAACTCAATCTAGTGGTGGTACAGTTACTAGCAGCACATCTTATGTAACCACAGGTATCACTGCAACTATTACCCCCACCTCTACTAGCAGTAAGATTTTGATTACTGTATCTAGTAATTATGATACTGAGGCGGCAGGTAGGCAACCTGCATGGACTATTTATCGTAATTCTACCCAATTATCTAGTGCGACTGGATTTGGTAATGGTTATTCAGCAGGTTCAAGACTAATTACATCCTTCTCAATCAATTTTCTTGATACTCCCTCCACTACAAGTGCAACTACTTATACGTTGTATGGCAGAACATATGGAGGCGCAGTTGAGTTTAACACGCAAGGTATAACGTCAACTATAACCCTACAGGAGATTGCAGGATGAGCAAGGCAAGAGATGGGGTAGAAGACCTCAAGACGATTGACGCTAACTTTGCTGCTAAGGCTCCTTTGGCTAGTCCTAGTTTTACGGGTGGCATTGCCGTAACTGGTGGTGTTGCAATAGGCGGCACAGGTGCAGCTAATACGCTGGATGATTACGAAGAGGGTACTTGGACTCCTACGTTCATTGGGTCTAATGGAAACCCTACTGTTAACTATGCCTCACAATCAGGTAAGTATACCAAAGTAGGAAATCAAGTGACATTGAGCCTATACATGGCTACCAACTCGGTTTCTGGTGGAAGTAGTAGTAGTAATTTAAGAATAGCTGGCTTGCCATTTGATAGTGATGGTGCGGCTGGAGGTAGGTTTGGTAATTTCCAGAATTGGAATACAGCGTTAAATCAATCTATTGGGGCATTTGCGAATGGCAGTTATATGGCTGTATTTTGGAAGCAGAATGTTCCTGTCACAACAAATCAATTAAGGACATCAGGAGACTCTAACCAAATGTGGTTTGACATAGCTTATCGGTGTGTTGGTTAATTTAATTAATTATCTAGCACGGAATTGCTAGTGGAGAAGTAAATCATGGCACTAACTAAAGTAATAACACAAGACAAGATTGAAATCGTAGGCGAGTTTAAGCACGTTCAAGTACGCACCAAAACAGCCGTAATGGAAGATGGTGTGGAGTTATCTTCTGGCTTTCACAGGCACATTGTAAGCGCAGGTGACGACTACTCAGCAGAGTCTACAGAAGTCCAAGCTATCTGCGCAGCAGTGCATACCGATGCTGTTGTAGCCGCTTACGCTGCCCATGTAGCTGCATCAGCATTACCAGAATAGGAGACTAAGCCATGCCACAAGGCAAAGGTACATACGGCTCAACTAAGGGCCGTCCCCCAGCAAAACCTACCAAGAAACCAAAGAAGAAGTAGATGTGGTCAATAATATTGGCAACAATGTTATCTAATTCTGAACCTCAAGTCCCTATAATAGTATCCAGCTACAACTCGCTTGATAGCTGTAGATATGAATTGCTACGAATAGGTAAGATGAGAGGTTACAGTTTAGTAACTAGCCCAATGGTTGGGTACTCAGTAGTAAAAGTAGAAGACAACAAAACTTCTACGGCTTTTTGTGCTAGAAACATGCAGTCTATTTAAAATGTGG